AACAAAAATGATTTGCAACTCTTGTTACATTGTAGTATATTAGTAGTAAACAAAATGATAAAACCAAAGCGAGTATATCAGTACTCTATACACAAGCAGGCAGATGGTCTGTTCTCTGTTATTGAGGTGTCAGTGATGGAGAATGGCGAGGGCGAAAGAAAACGCACGCTGTACAAAAATCTCTACCATAGTGATGCAGAGGATATGGTACACACGCTTAGCGTGAAGCGTATGAGAAACCCTAGTATGCCTGTGAAAGCAAAACGAAGAAGATATAAATAACAAACGATAAACAACTCACAAACACTATGAGGAAGTACTATTTCTTTAAGACGGTTCTTGACTCAGGTCGTCTAAGACTCCGTCCTCTGTCGGGGCAAAAATTTGCCGACAACGATAGCGAGGTAGATGTTACTATGAATGTAGCATCGGATAAAAAAATTCGCTCCGAGTACCCAGTAGGTACAGTATTCGTATCAACATCATTGGAGAGAAAAGCGGGCTTTTATGCTACTAGTCCTATCCTCCCAGTTGTGAACGAGTACAAATCAGACTCCCACAAACCAAGTCAAGAAGCCATTGAGGCTTACTGTGAGTTTGCAGGTGGTGGCATAACGGTGGAAGAAACAAAGCCCAAAGCAAAGGCTAAGCCTAGGAAGAAAACGCTACTCTCAAAGTTGCAGAACAACGAAAAACTACAACCACCAACGATACAAGAAGACGGCTTCTTCGTAAGTGAAAAGGATTGGTACTTGTTAGTACGTAACATACAGCAAGGTATCAATACGATGATGATAGGAGCCACAGGGTCTGGTAAAACGGAGCTGGTAATGCTCGCTTGTAAAAAGTTAGGTATTGAGTGTTGCGTGTATGATATGGGAAGTATGTATGACCCTATGGCAGGTCTACTAGGTGTACATCGACTACAAAAAGGCGGAGAGAGTGTATTTGACTATGCTAAGTTTACACAGGATATACAAAAGCCCTGCGTAATACTCTTAGATGAATTGAGTCGTGCGCCTGCAATGACTAATAACATCTTGTTCCCTTGTCTTGATAGCAGAAGAACACTACCTGTTGAAATTGCGGGTGGCGAAGACCTACGTTCTATATCTGTACACAAGGATTGTTGCTTCGTAGCAACTGCAAACGTAGGGGCTGAATACACAGGCACAATGTCAATGGATAAAGCCCTAGTAAATCGTTTCTTCCCTATGGAACTCGCATATATGAATGAGCGAGATGAAGCCACGGTACTTGAAAACCGTGAGGGTATTGATGAGGAAGATGCTAGCATAATAGCAAAGGTTATGCACCGCATCCGAACAACGTACGAAAAGCAGGAAATATCCAGTTCGGTATCTACTCGTGAGTCCTTGATGGTAGCATCACTGGTAAAAGATGGGTGGTCAAAATTGGACGCTCTAAGTATGGTAGTACTCCCTATGTACGAGGGTACACTAACCGAGGGCGAAAGAAGCATAGTACACAAAATTCTAATCAGTATGTAGTATGGAGGAACTACTGAAAGACTGGCTCGAAAGAGATGGCGAAACGTTTGTACACAAGCGCAAAGTAGGTAGGCTAGGGTGGGAGGAAACTCTCACTTCTAGAAACTACTCCGAGGCTATCATTAACGACCCAACACCGAGGCAACTTATTGAGAATGGGTACAACATTGCTAGGTCTGTTATTGCTAGTATGCCACACGATAAAAAGTTGAAGATAAAAATCGGTGGTAGGAAGAGTTACACTGACGGTCAATCAATACAAGTAGCAACTAGTATGTTTGATGAGGAGAAGCTCGAACCAGCAGAGCGACTTGATGCTTTTATCGGTACAGTGATACACGAGGGGCTACACATTCTGTACACCGATTGGGATAACGTTCCTACTAAGTGTAGCGAACTTGAAAAGAGCATCTTCAACATCATAGAAGACGAATGTATTGAGCGTAGGTGTGGCGAGGAACTGCCTGGTCTAGCAAACTTCTTGGAGAAAGCAAAGCACTACCACTTTGAAAGTTTCGCAAGGAGGTCAAAGGTAACGGCAACCTCTGAAAAGGAAAAAACGCTGTTAGAGTTGGTACAGTTGCTACTGCAATTCGTCCGCTATCCAAAGTATTTAACAGAGGAACGAATTGAAAACCACGTAGGTTATCTACGACAAATCAAGGAGGCACTGACACCTTTCCCGACTAATACTTTGGAAGCAAAAAACGCCACCAAGCAAATCATTGAGATTATAAAGCACCTAATCGAAAACCCCGAAGAGATTAGTGAGTCGGCTAGTGGTGCAGGTAGTAGTGATGAAAGCGAGGAGGGCGATGAACAAAGCGACTCTATTAGCAAGAGTCCTAGTAGACCATTTAGTAGCCCATCTAGTGGCGATGAAAAAAGCGGTAAGGATGATAGGGAGAGTGAAATGAGTAATGCCGAACTAGACAGGCTAGCGTCTAAGATACTATCAGCACTTGAACAACTAGGCGAAACAAAAACCGAGGCTTCAAAGGAAGTAGTTGCTGACCCTGTGTTCTGTGCCGAGGTTGAGGGTACTATAACGTTGTCAAAGGATACATCATTCCGAAAGGCGAAAGAGAACAAGTACAGTTACGAAGAAGCCTACAATGAAATTCGCCCTTACATAAATGCAATGAGCAAAATTCTGCAAACCAACTACAAGGACCACAAGTTGGTACACAAGGGTATGAGAAGTGGTGTTCTTGATACGTCAAAGTTAGCCGAGGCATACCAAGCAGTACCGAATGTGTATATCAGAGTAGGCGAAGTAAAAACGGAGAAAGTACCTATTGTGCTCCTTATTGACCAAAGCGGTTCAATGTTCCCACTAGTCAAGTATGCAATACAGACTGCGGTACTACTGAAAGAAGCGTTCTCACGTGTACCAAATGTAGAGTTATTCATCTATGGGCATACAGCCGACCAACTACGTAGTGGCTTGACGGAGATTACCACGTTCTACGAGGGTTCATTCAGACCAAAATATGCGCTGGGTAGTATCTCTGCCTTATACGAAAACAGAGATGGCACGGCTATACTTAGCACAGCACAAAGAGTACGAACATTTACGGATAAGCAAGCCCTTATGTTTGTTATCTCCGATGGTTGTCCCAGTGCTGATGCTTACCGAGGGTCTAGTGCGATGGAAGATACACGAAAAAAGGTTGAGCAGGTTGAAAGGATGGGCTTTGATGTCGTGCAAGTCTGTATTCACAAGTCATACGACCCAGGAAGAATGTTCAAGCACTTCGTGGTTCTAGAAGATATGAAAACGCTGGCTGTATCTCTCAGCAAAATTGTGAAGAAGGCAACGCTGAAAAAATCTCGCAATTACGAAATTTGATTTGCAAGTAACATAAAGAGGTATTATATTAGCCTCTATCTAGTGTTTGTTGTTGTGTTTTGGGAGTCGTATAAGTAGTACGCTTTTAGAGGTGCAGGTTCAAGTCCTGCCTCCCGAGCTAGTGTAAGTTATGAAAAGGAAAACGATAAGTGCAGCGTTAAGAAAAATCGAAGCGAGTGAGTCTGATAAGCCAACCTCAATAGCAGAGGTAATTGATAAGGGGTGTTTAGAGGGTGCTACAAAGTTTGGGTGCTTTTCTCCAAAGTCAGTTAAGAGGCAACTCAAAAAAACGCTCCGAGCAGTTGATGAGGAAGACTTTGAACGTGAGCAATTCTTTATAGAGTTCTCACGATTGTACTCTACGGTAATGGCACCAGATAAACGAACGTTTGGGGCTTTCCACCCATCTCAGTTATTAGATGGTTGTTCTAGGGCTTTTGCTTACGAACTACTGAATATACCACCCGAACATAAAGTGCGGAAGATAAGCCCGGCGGTACAGCGTATATTTGATGTAGGAACGTGGTATCACGTATATATTCAGAATATCCTGTATGAGCAGGGTGTACTTGAACAAGCCGAAGTACCTGTGGTAAACAAGGAGAAGTTTATAGACGGTAAAGCAGACGGTGTATTCAAGCCCGAAGTTTTTGGCGGAGAAAAGGTGTTGCTTGAAATCAAAACGATGAATACGTGGAACTTCTCCAAGGCTGTATTCAGACCATTCAAAAAGCACGAGTTCCAAGCAAGCATCTATGCAAGAGAATTGGGGGCTACGAAAGTACTCTATCTGTACATCAATAAGGATACCTCTGAAATACGTGAGTTCCTTATGCCACTTAATGATGAGCAGTTAGAGATAGCTGACAAGAAAATGGGCGAGGTAATAAAGCACGTAAAGGCTGGAACACTACCTCGCAAAAGTTGTGATACTGATTTATGCGACAAGGCTATAAATTGCGCATATAGAAATGTATGTTTTGAGAAATGAAAGTACTAGACAGTCAAGTGGGAGGTAGCCACTATAAATGCCTACCGTACCAGCCTGTTGAGTTTTGTGCGAGGACTCAAATGAACTTCATTCAAGGCTCAATCATTAAGTATGTATCAAGACACAGGCAAAAAAACGGGCTCCAAGACCTACAAAAAGCACTACACTTTGCAGAGTTAGCGGTTGAGTTAAAA